CTATCTGCGTCATCAAGTTCATAATGCGGTTGGCGCGATCCATCTGCACTTGCTGCATCAAGTCATCACCACGACGCATCAGCCGAATGGCATGCTCCAATTCACCGGCCAGGCCGATCATCACGATATCTCTATCGTCCTTGTCCGAAAGATCAACGCGGGTAATCATGCTGCTCTGCTCCGTTCTATTCGTCGAGTGTGGATGTTAAAGGCGCATTCCGGTCTGCTGCCTTGTCTCGTGCAGCAGTCGGACGTAGATCGCCCACGCGCGTTCGTGTTCGTGCCGCAGGCCGTCGGCGTCATGCTCCGTTGTCGAACCGGGTACGGCGGCGGCGATCCTCTCGCGCAGGTCGTCCATGCGGGCCTCCAATGCTAAGGTGAGGTCTAAAGCCTCGTATGGGTCCAGCGTCAGGTTAAGATGTTTCATCAGGTTGCTCCACTGTGAAAAAAGGGCGGCCTCACTACCCCGTAGACCGTAACAGGCCAGGGTAGCGGCAACGGTACTTCACCCGCCGTCCGAATTCCGTGACAGGATCGATAGCTGGCACGGAATTCGGCTGACCGCCATTCTCGAGCGTGGCCGTGCGACAGCGCAAAACCGAGACGGGTCAGGATTTCACAGGGCTGCGGTGCGACGCGAGGAGGGCACGCTCTAAGGGCGCGTTAGCGAAGCGTCTGCGGTGGGGCGTCTGGCGCTTGAGGCCGCGGGGGAGGCGGAACGCCTCCACAGGCCTCGCGCTAAACTTGCACTTGCTTCGACCCGTTCGGTTTGCTACTTTCGCGTCGTGGCCGCTAACCTCAAAGAAAACCCGCTTACAAGCGTCGCTGAAGTCTTACAGCAAGAGTGGTTCGTTTCGGGGGTCCGTGGCGGTCACTACCTTTCCGCAGTCGAGACGGGCTTAGAATCGGCCCTAGACGTAGCCAAAGAGCTTGCGCGCCGTGGTTACCGGGTTCGCGTGCATACCGTGGACCCGGATGACCCGGATTGCCTCGCCTTCGAAGTCTGGTCGGACCGTCTGTGACCTTTGCTGTTATTTCACGGGATGGGACGGGGAGCGCGGCCGCAGGCCGCGCCCCCGTCCCTGGGCTTGTCGATAAGGAAACAAGTAACGATGACCGCCCGAGCTATTCGCAGACCCGCACAAATCACGTCCTCAAGCGCGACGTATACCGCGAGCTTGATTACCAGCGTCGTTTGCGCAAATTGCGGCGAACTGTCGTGGCTTCGGCTGAAGCTTGCAGTGACTCCGCACAACGGGCAGGGTCGCGCCCGTCTGCTGTCATGGTCACGGCGACATACCGGCCGGATGTTGCATGGTCACCGCGGCACGTGTCGTACTTCGCCAAGCGATATCGCGAATGGTGTAACCGTGTCGGCATTGCTTGCCGCTATCAGTGGGTGCTCGAGCTTACCCGGCGAGGGGTGCCTCACTATCACGTGCTGCTCTGGATTCCGCATCATGTCCGAATTCCAAAACCCGATCAGGCTGGATGGTGGAATCATGGTTCTACTCGGGTTGAGCGGGCGCGGCGAGCGGTGGGGTACCTGGTCAAATACGCAAGCAAGGGGGGGTTGGTGGATGAAAACGAGGTGCCGAAGGGCGCCCGACTGTACGGCGTCGGGAACGCATTAGAAGAACGTCACGCCGTCCGGCGTGCGCGGTTGCCGGTGTGGTTGGAAAAGGCGTCGAATCCCGCTGGAGTGCCGAAGCGCGTAGCGCGCCTCGGGTGGGTCTGCGACCTAGACAACATGGTTTTCCGAAGTCCATTCGAGTTTCACGTTGGTCGAGACTCGGACGGGCACATTGTCGTTGTGTTCATCAATAGGGGTACGTATGAAAATTGAAGTGAAAAGCACGCAGACCACGGAGAAATCGGGCACGTCCGCGAAGGGCCGTCCGTACAGCATCCGCGAACAGGAAGCGTGGGCGTCGCTGGATGGCGAGTACAGGCGGCTCCGCATCGGCCTGGAAGATGGCGCCGCTCCGTATGCGGTCGGGAATTACTCGCTTGGCGAGAATTCCTTTGCGGTGAATCAGTACGGGTCGCTGGAAATTCAGCGCGTCCGTTTGGTGGCGGTGAAATAGACCCCCGGTTCCTGCCAGGGGCGGCGGCCGGGTTAGTGTCCGCAGGTCCGTGCGGTCCCTGGCGGGAATCGTTTTCGAGGTGATGTGATGCCATACGTAATGACTTGCGAGGGTGCGACGAGTGTTCCCGGCGATCCGGCAACAGTCGTCGACACTTGCACGGCGGCCGGGGGCGTCGTTTCATGGGTCGAACAGGGGAGTGCCTTGCCGGAGCTTGACCTAGCGGGAGGGGCGGCGATTGGCGGCGCCATTCTTGCTTTGTGGGCGGCGGCCTGGGCGTTCCGGGTGTTGTCTCGTCAAATTCGGGAGAGTTGAAAATGCGTAAGTTCCTCGTGGCGGCTTCGGCCGCATTCCTGCCGGTGCTGTCGCACGCGGCGGCCGTCGATGTGGCCGCCGTGGTCACGGACATCGGCGCGCAGGTCACGCCGGTCACCGCGATCGGCGGCGGCGTGCTGCTCCTGCTCGTCGCCATCAAGGCGTTCAAGTGGGTCCGCCGCGCGATGTAATCGCGCTGAACGGGGCGGTGCCTGTGGCCGCCCTGTTTTACAGTAGGGGGATTCCGATGGAAGGGTGGTTTTTGCTGTTGGCGTTCCTGGGGGCCGCATGGCTCATTTTTCGCGACTGATTGCGCTTGGGCTGCTGTTCGCCGTTGGTACTGCGAGCGCGTATGAATTGAATTGGACGGGTACGGAAGCGGGCGGTACTGGTTCCATTTGCGCGCAAGCGCAGGTCACCAGCAATTCGGCATATTCCACGGAGTACGGCAGTCTGTGGTTCGACACTCCGGAAGCTGCAGCGGCGCATTATGCGGAGTGGTACTCGGCCGCACCGTCGAGCTACAATTACACGATTGGCACGCCGACTAGAAACAGCAATACCACGAATCTCGGTGCGGGAACGCATACAGCGACCACCACGTACTGCTCGAAGGCGAATCCGGCAAGTTGCGGTAGTCTCTCAGCGACTACGTTTCGGTCGAGGGTTGCGCCGAATGCTGCAGTGTCATGCCCACCGCCAGTGCCGGAGTGCGGTAATCCGGGCGATGGGTACAGCAGAAATATTCGCGCGCTGAATGTGACCGCAGCACGGTCAGTCATTGGCACGTGCTATGACGGTTGCACGGTGACGGATGCTCGAGCAACCGGGCCAGGCATGGACAAGGACGGGGCGGGTACGTTTAATTTTCTGTTCTTTGTGGAAACGGGTGCCGGTACTTGCTCCGGTGGCGGCGGTGATCCGACTCCGCCGGAAACACCGGCTGTCGAGCCGTCCGGGGAGGTCTGCGTAACGTCCGCGGCAGGGGTCGAATACTGTAATGGTCCGTATGGTGAAAATTGCGGGTACGTGAACGGGAAATATACGTGCCTGGGCAAAACCGATTCCGATGAGTGCTTCGTGCATACGGATGGCGGCCGCTTGTGCGGTGAGTCGGCGCCGGTGCCACCGGTGCCGGATAATGGCACGCCAGGTGTCCGAGCAACGCCTACGGATACGGTGTCGCAACAGTCGGGCGCCACGGCCGGGACCACGTACAACTATTACAATTCGACCGTTGTAGCGGGGTCCGCTCGTGATCCTGGCACGTCTGGTGCTAATCCGAACCGACCGAATTCGACTGACCCGGCAACGGGATCGGGCGGGACTGGCGAATATCCGGAGCCGCCTACGGGCGAAGCGTCCGGTGGCGAAACTTGCGCCGCGGCGCCGACATGCACGCACGATGACCCGGTTCAATGCGCGCAGCTAATGCAGCAATGGCGCGCCAGGTGCACGGATGTTACATCCGAGGAAGCGCTAGCGGCCATCGGGGCGACTGAGGCGGAAATCGCAGGCGACTTATCCGCGGGGATAGATCCGATTGATATGGGCGAGTGGTCGGCCGATGGTCAGATGGTCGGTGGCGCGTGTCCGGCGCCGGTGTCGATCACGATCATGGGTCAAACGCTGTCGATGGATATCTGGCAACGTGGCTGCGATATGGCTCTGCTGTTCGCGCCGTTCGTCCTGGCGATGGGTTACTTTGCCGGCGCCATGTTACTGATGCGGGGTGGAATCTAATGCCGTTGCCGTTGGTGCTTGGTGGTGCCGCAGTAAGCGGCATCATCGTCATTCCGTTGGTCGTCCGTGCGCTGCTCGGCATCGGCATGGCGGTCGTGACCTATACCGGCGTTCAGTTGCTATGGACGAACATTCAGGCAGACATTTGGGGCGCGCTCGGCAGCGTGTCGGCCAACATCGCAACGATTCTGGTGATGGCACGCGTTGACGATGCAATAGCGGTCGTGTTCTCGGCGGGGACGTCGAAGTTGATTCTCAAGGGCTTGAATGCGGCAGGCGCATTCTCGCGGGTGCGGTGGAAGTTCATAGATTAAGGTGACCTATGGCGGCAGTTGATGTGTCGGTCGTAACGTCCGAAATTGCGGCGCAGATGCCGGCGGTCGTGTCCGTAGGGGGCGCGGTTCTGCTGGTAATTGTCGCGATATACGCGTTCCGGTGGATCAAGTCGGCACTGATGGGTGTCGATAGTGATTTCGAGTGGGACGACACCGTTGACACGGACTCCATGCCAGAAGCCGACGTGGTGCATCCTGATGAGGATGAGCCGAACGAATATTCGGACTATCAGGATCCGCGCGATATGTCGCCGGAAGAATTCGACCGATGGGAAGCGTCGCCGTATCGGTGACGGGGAACGCGTGGGGGTGCGATGCTAAATCTAATCACGGGTCAACCTGGCAATGGCAAAACACTTTTCACCCTGGGCCTGGTTGAGAAACTACGTCTTGATCCTGCGAGCGTGGCAAGCGACCGCAAGGTTTATCAGTCGGGCATTCCGGAATTAAAGTTGCCGTGGGAGCCGCTCGAAGATGCCTCTAAGTGGTGGGAACTGCCGAATGGCTCCATCGTCGTCATTGACGAGTGCCAGCGCATATTTCCGCCTCGCAAGTCAGGTGCGGTTGTGCCGCGAGCTGTCTCGGAATTCGAGACGCACCGGCATCGCGGGTTCGACGTTTTCCTCATCACGCAACATCCACAGCTGCTTGATATCGCTGTTCGGAAGCTCACCGGGCGCCACTACCATCTAAAACGCACGTTCGGGCAGGAAACCGCGACGCTGTTGCAGTGGGAGGAATGCACCGATCCGAATGACCGCGGGGCGAAGAATCGGGCGCTCGTATCGCGGTTCGCGTTCCCTAAGGAACGGTTCGAACAATACAAATCCGCGGATATGCACACGGTCAAGAAAGAATTGCCGTGGAAACCGATATTGACATTGGCCGCGGCCGTGATCGGCGTTGTGGGGCTCGGCTGGTTTGCCGCGGATCGGTTGATGAGCCAGGGCGAGTCAGAAACGGTTCAGGTGGCCGCGGGATTGCCTGCGAAAGTCGATGAGGCGCACCGTTGGGACGGGGCATCGCTGGCACCGCGGATTCCGCATTGGTCCTGGTCGGCGCCGTTCTATGATGCGGTTGCTAAGGTAGGCTCGGCGCCAGTCATTGCCGGGTGTATGCAGATGCGCATTGGCAATCGGAACATCTGTAAATGCTCGAACGGCCAGGGCGATGCGAACGTGGATATGACCACGTGCCGCGATTTCATGGCAGGCAAGGTGTTCGATCCGACAAAAGCGCCGGTGGACGCGAAAGCGGAAAATATCGCCTACCTAGAGAAGCGCGACTCTCAGAGCCGCGGAAATGAAAGCGGGGGCTCATCTGAGCCCCCGCGTTCCGGCATCAGTCAGCAGTAGCGGAGGCTACGGCGTAAGCCGTGGCCGCAGGCGCCCGTCTATCTGCGTCATCAAGTTCATAATGCGGTTGGCGCGATCCATCTGCACTTGCTGCATCAAGTCATCACCACGACGCATCAGCCGAATGGCATGCTCCAATTCACCGGCCAGGCCGATCAT